AGCAATAAATGCGAATATGGCGCTAGAGGCTGGCGCAGAGAGGTTTGTATATATTGGCCCTGATGATGAAGTTACGCGGGATCATTGCGATAAGTATGTTAACCGCACGCTAACGCTAGATGAAATTAGGAAGGCGTGGGAAGGCTCTTGGAAAGGTAAGCGTGAAGGTAGTCCGTTTGTAGTTGGTGGCGGGTTTAATTGTCGGCACCATTGGTCAGCAGAATTTGAGTGAGGTATTTATGCCATATCACGATAGTAAGAAAAAGAAGAAAAAGAAAAAGTCCCGTTAATTTGTTAAAATAAATGCACTCGTAGGAGGTTCGTTACATGAGCGATGAAATCATGGAAGAAGCGGTAACTGAGGCCGTAGAGCAGGAAACTGTAGAAACTCAGGACGTTAAGACGTTTTCGCAAGATGAAGTTGACCGAATAGTTGCTGATCGCATTGCTCGCCAACAGCGGCAATTTGAAAAGAAGCTAGAAGGTATTGATCTCAATGAAGTGCGTGATCTGTTAACCCAGCGTGAAAAAGCGCAAATGGAAGAACAGAAACAGCGCGGTGATTATGAGGCCATCATCAAGCAAATGTCAGACAACCACAATGAAAGGGAGTCGGCACTTAAAAGCCAGTTAGAGCGCACGCTAGTTGACGGGGCATTGTTGACAGCGGCATCTAGGCTTAATGCTGTTTCGCCCGATCAAGTGAGTGCGTTATTACGAAGCTCCGTTACGTTATCTGAAGATAACACAGTCGAAGTATTCGATAAGAACGGGACGCCTAGATATAACGACTCAGGTAATCTGTTATCGGTTGATGAACTGGTTTCAGAGTTTTTAACGGCTAATCCGCATTTTGTGAAGGCGTCAGCAGGCGGCTCAGGATCAAGCGGAGCGGCTGGAGGTTCTACGAGCAAGCCTTTAAGTTACTCGGATATGCTGGAAAAAGGCGACGAAGGTATGCGGCTATTTCGTGAGCAGAAGATGCGCGAAGCCGCCCGATGACTTAATTTATTGTTAGAGGAATCCAGAAATGGCTAACGAAACAACTTCAACCACTTTAGATGATCTGTTTGCAAATATTATCTTGCAAGCACGATTCACCGCAGAAGAGCAGTCCATCATGCTTGGGCTGGTAACTCGTTACGACATTGGCAATGTAGCGGGTAAAACCGTACAGGTGCCTAAGTACCCTGCAATTAGTGCCGCTGGCCTGACTGAAGGTACAGATATGTCTAACACGGCTGTATCTACATCAAGCGTTACTATCACCGTTGGTGAGGTTGGCGCATTGGTAACGCTGACTGACATGGCGGCTATGGGCGCTGGCAATCCTGCGGCAGAGCTTGGCACTGTCTTGGGTAACGCTATTGCTACTAAGATCGACACCGACCTGATCGCTTTGTTTGACGGCTTCAGCACTGCGCTCGGAGCGGCTGGCACAGAGATCACTGCGGCTGACATCTTTAAAGCGGCGGCTACTCTCAAGGCGGCAAAAGCACCGGGTCAATACTCGGCGGTATTGCATCCGTTCCAAGCCTATCAACTCAAGGCAAATATGACCAACACGTTTGCAAACCCGAATGGCGGTGATTTGCAGAATGAGGCTATGCGCACTGGCTATGTAGGCACGATTGCTGGCGTCAACATTTACGAGTCTGCAAACCTCACCGTAGATGGCTCTGACGATGCTAAGGGCGCTGTATTTGCACCCGAAGCCGTAGCCATTGCGATGAAAAAGGACTTCAACATCGAGACTCAGCGTGATGCGTCACTTAGAGCCTTTGAGCTTAATGCTACTGCCGTTTATGGCGTAGGTGAGCTTGATGACTCTTATGGCGTTGAAATGCTGTTTGACGCGGCTCTTTAAGGTACTCGCGCCCTTCGGGGCGCTTTCCCTTATGGCTATTGTATATCGCGGTGAGCGTTTTGAGGATTACAACGTGCCGAAGCGCACGCCAAATCATCCTTCAAGCAGTCACGCAGTACTTGCAAAAAAAGACGATGTAATAAAGCTCTTGCGCTTTGGCGCTAAGGGCGCAAAGACGTACCCGCCTAAAGCTGGCGAAAGTGCGCGAGATAAAGCAATGCGAAGGGCGTGGTATGCCCGACATGCTGGAACACTAAAAGGCGCAGGGGTCTTAGATAAGATCTACTGGGCCGCGAAAGTAAAATGGTGAACTGATGGCATTTTCTACTGATTACAACTTACAAGAGATCGTGCCAGATATTTTAGACTTTGGCATTGATAACTTTATTGATGAGCACGCTACCGCAGAGGCAGAGCTAACCCGCGAGATTAGAAACCGCTGGTGGCATCGCCGTGGTATTGCTGGCGAGATGGACGCTACGAAGCTGACGGATAGCCAGTGGACAAAATCAAATAGCTATCTTGTCTTGTGGAAGTACGCACTGCCTAAGCTCACAAACTGGATAGACAATGACCGGTTTCTGGAAATGATAGACTTCTACCGTAATCGTTATGGCGAGGAACTAGAAGCGGTATTTGCTGATGGCGTTGAATACGACTCAGACGGCGATGGCTCTGTAGATGACGGCGAAAAAACGCCCTTGCCTACTAATAGGCTAGATCGGTAATGCAGTTTTCCATAACCGACAATTCGCCGGCAACACGAAAACGGCTTGACGCGATGATTCGTCGTTATCAGCAGAACAAAAAGCCTGCAATGACGGCGGCAATACTACAAGCGCAAACGATTATAAAGACGCGCACGGCAAAAGGCGTTGATGTAAATGGAACACCATTTAAAGCGTACAGCAAAACTTACGCCGCCTTTAGGTCAAAGAAAGGCCGGTCTACCACGCCAGACCTTATGTTTAGCGGCAGGATGATGGCCAGCATGAAAGCTACCGCCACCAAAAACGAAGGCGTGTTGTTTTTTAGCAGAAGCGAAGAGGCAAGAAAAGCCGCGTTTAATAATCGCACTAGAAGGTTTTTTGATTTATCTAAAAAAGAACTTACCCGAATACAGCAAGTGTATTTTAGGAGGTTGACCCGTGAGCGTTAGAGAGGCTATTGCTAACAATCTTGTCACTGTCCTAAAGTCTGCTACAACGCCATTGCGTATCAAGCACGTTACCCGCGAGCCATTTGATTTCGATAAGCTCAGTAACGCGCAGTTTCCTGCCATTCTAGTTGCGTCTGCTAACGAGAATCGTGAGGACAGTACGCTCGGCGGCTCTTTATCTCAAAGGATGGCAACCATTCAGTATGATTTGGTTTGCTTTGTTAAGGCTAAAAACATTGATACTGCGCGTAACGCCATTATTGAGACGGTAGAGGAAGCATTAGAAGCTGACCGAAAGAGAGGCGGTAATGCTATTGATACGCAAATAACAAGTATCGAAGTTGATGACGGTAGTATAGAGCCTGTCGGCGGCGTTATAATCTCGGTACAGATTCTTTATTCATACACTCGCGGCACAACGTAAGAGGAACACAACATGGCAAGTACAGCAGGAAGTAGTGGGGCTTTCAAGATCCATCAGACAGATGGCTCAGAAGCGTTAGTTGCAGAAGTGAGATCATACAGCTTTGATTCTACTGCTGACACAATCGAAAAGTCAGTAATGGGAGACACGGCCCGCACATATTTGGCTGGCTTAGGTAGCAGTACAGTCTCTGTAGAAGTGTATTGGGATTCTACAGACCAAGCGCAGTTTGACGAAAGAGCAACAGTGTATTGGGAGCTTTACCCCACTGGCACAGGCACTGGCGAAAAGTATTACCACGGTAGCGGTATTGTTACAGGTAAGACTATTTCTGCCGCGTTTGACGGCATGACAGAAGCGTCGTTTTCTATACAAAACAGCGGGGCAGTAACAGAAGCAACCGCATAAACAAAGCAAGGGGAGGTATATGGGACTAGCAAAAGAGTTACGAAACAGGCGCGCGATTGAACGCCGCAAGATAAGCGTAGCGGCTTGGGGTTCGTCGGAAAACGAGCCGTTTGAGATGTATTGCAGGCCAATTACCTGTTACGACTTAAACGAGTTACAGAAGCGGCATCCTAAAGTTTTGGAGTCGCCTACTGTAGCCTCAATGGTTGACTTGATCGTAATGAAGTCCGAGGACGAAGGCGGTGACAAGCTATTTACTGCGGCAGATGATCGTATTGATCTAATGGGCGAAGAAACAACCGTTATATCAGCGATTGCAGAAGAGATGTTTGCGCAGATAGAGTCTGCCGAGGTTGCGGAAAAAAACTTCTAGCCGATCCGTTTAGGCTTAATCTCATAGCCTTGGCAGATCGGTTACACAAAACGATTGAAGAAGTTGAGCAGATTTCGGTATCGGAATTTTACGAATGGCTCGCCTACTTCAAGATTATGAGTGAGAAAGATGGCGGCTGAAACTCTACCAATCAAAATAGCAATTTCGGCACTCGATAATAGCAGGGCCGCATTGCGAGGCGTTGCTAGTTCTTTAAAGGCAGTAACCGCCGCCGCATTCAGCATGAGGACGGCTTTAGTGGCGGCTGGTGCCGCTACCGGAATGGGCTTGCTGATAAAGCAATCTGTCAATTCTACAGATGCGCTTGCTAAAACCGCCAGCAGAATAGGCACAACAACTAAAGAGCTTCAGAAACTACAGTTTGCTAGTGAGATTTCTGGCCTCAGTGTTGAGCAGGCTAATATGGCGTTGCAACGGTTCTCTAGGAGAGCCGCAGAAGCCGCCAGAGGCACCGGAGAGGCGCAAGGCGTAATTAGAGAGCTAGGGCTGGATGCTAAGGTTCTTGCGCAGTTGCCGCTCTCTGAGGCGATGCTAGAGCTTGCTGATGCTTTTGAGAATGTAAACGGCGGCACACAACAGCTACGAGTAGCGTTTAAGCTATTCGATAGCGAAGGCGCAGGCATGGTGACAATGCTGAACCAAGGTTCAGATGCCATGCGCGAGCTATTCCAAGAGGCAGAGGCGCTAGGCTTCTTGCTGTCAGCTAATGCAGTTGCAGGCGTAGAGCAAACGCAGGACGCATTTACAAGATTAGCCTATGTGCTTGCCGGTGTGCGCGATCAATTCGTAGCAGTTTTAGCTCCTGCCATACAACATGTTACGGACATGCTGACAGGCTTTATTGCGGCGAATTCTGATGCACAAGGCAGTCTGGAGACATTTGCACGAAACGCCGTTGCAGATTTTTTGATAGGTCTGTCTAACATTACAAACGGCGTTTATATAGTAACTCGCGCAATTTCTGACTTTGGTAATAAGGTCATAGAGTTTATTAACAAAATCATTATAGGTCTTAATAGTATCGAGCTGTTTGGCCTTAACCTAGAAACCATAGACCACACGTTTGGCGCGCTATCTCTCTCAGTTGACGGGTATACAAATACGCTGGTTGGTATGGCGAACGCTATACGCGAAGGCACTAACGCGCAGTCTAGCTTTAATGATGAGTTAGAAGAAACGCCTACGTTGTTTCAAAACATTGCAAGCGCCATGCAAATGGCTATCGACGCAATGCCTACGCTTGACCAGCTTATAACTAACTTTACTCGCGGTGCGATGAGCACGTTTACGCAGGCGTTTACTGATGCGGTGACAGGCGCTAAAAGTTTTGCCGATGCTGTTAAAGATATGGCACGAAGCGTTATCAACTCACTCATAAAAATGCTCGTTCAGTACTATATTACCAAGCCGTTATTCGATGCGATTACTGGCTTTGTTGGCGGCATTGGTGGTGGCGGTGGTGGCGGTGGTGGTGGTGGCAGTACTTCTACGGCTACGTTTGCTGTTGGCGGCCCTGCATCAGCAGGTAGGCCGGCGATAGTAGGTGAGAATGGGCCAGAGCTTTTCGTCCCGTCAACAGGCGGTCAGGTAATTCCTAATGGGCGAATGGGTGGCGGTGCGACAGTTAACCAGACTATAAACATCTCTACAGGCGTAGCACAAACAGTACGCGCAGAGGTTCTTAACTTAATGCCGCAAATTGCAGAAAGCGCAAAGGCGGCGGTAGCTGACTCGCGCATGCGAGGCGGCGGCTACAGTAAAGCATTGATGGGTATGTAATGGCTACATTTCCGACCACGGTAGGCATACAAAGCATGACCATGCGGTTGCGCTCTGTGACTGCCATGACTGAATCCCCTTTTACTTATGACCAGCAGGTCTTTTCGCATCCCGCTGTTAGGTGGGAGGCAGAGGTTACTTTGCCGCCTATGACTCAAGCTCAGGCTAAAGAATACGAAGGGTTTTTTGCTGGTCTAAGAGGAATGAAAGAAATCTTTACGATGGGCAACCCGCTTCATAGTGTTTCCGTTACAGGCTCTATTACGGGGACGGCTAACACAACGCAAGTAACAGAAGCGTTTAGCGGAGCATTTGCAGTTGGTGATTATTTCAGCCTAAGCAACCGCTTGCACATTATTACTGAAATAGTGAACAGCACTACGATTAACATTATGCCGCCGTTAAGAGCCGATGCCACTAGCGCGGCTGTAGATTTTACCCTGCCGGTTAGCACATGGCGTTTAGCGTCTAACGAAATTGGCTGGAGCATTAATGAGGCGAGCATCTACGGATTTAGTTTCGCTTGTATTGAGGCGCTGTAATGTCTACATCTAGGGGTCTATCCGTTGATATGCTGGCGATGGCGGTTGCGTCAGACATTCGCCCGTTGATTTTAGTAGAAGCGTTATTCGATTCTAATGCGCCAACCAGCTACCTGTACTTATGGAATGGCATTGGCAATTTATCATATGACTCTAAAACGTATGTCGGCGCTGGCAATTTGCTGTCAATCTCAACGGTTTCGGAAAATGTAGAGCTAAGGGCGAGCGGCATTACTGTTCAGCTAAGCGGGATTAGTGATCCATTATTAGCGAAAGCGAAAACAGAAGACTATCAAGGGCGTGAGCTTTTAGTAAAGCTAGGAGGCTGGGATGCCAGTGACAATATAATATCTAGCCCTACCATTATTTTCTCTGGATTCATGGACACGATGACAATAAACGAGTCGGGTGAAACAGCAACAATCTCGGTCGCTGTAGAGAATCGGTTAATTGAATTTGAGAAAACGCGGGTAAGGCGCTACACCGATAATGACCAGCGCATCGAATACCCAAACGACGACGGCCTAGAGTACGTTTCTCAGATACAAGAAAAAGAAATAGTTTGGGGTGATAAGAACGCTAACCCCATGTCCTATGGCGACGGCACGCCGCCCATTGAAATACCTAGCTTTTTGCCATAAGAGGTTGCTATGAACTTTGCACATGAATCATACGCCAGCGTAAAAAACGAAATTAAGCCGCTTTTAGAAGAGCATTGGAAAGAAATTGCTCTGCATACGGATGACATTAAGCTAGAACCAAATTGGAATGCGTATTCTCGAATGGCAGAGCAGGGCGCTTTGCGGGTATATACCGCTAGAAAAGACGGCGAGCTAGTCGGCTATTTTGTTTGCATCGTAATGCCAAGCATTCACTACATGAGACATCTGTTTGCTAACAACGATATTTTGTTTTTAAAGAAAGCACAACGTAAAGGCACGGCGGGGATCCGTCTTATTAAGTATGCGGTTGAAGAGCTTACAAAAGAAGGCGTCACGCTAATCAATATCAACGTGAAGAAAAAGCAAGACTTTGGCCTAGTGCTAGACCATATAGGCTTTGAACACGTTGAAGATCTCTGGCAGTTAAAGGTTAAGTAAATGGCAATTTCTGCTATAGCAGGACTAGCGGCGATGGGTGGCGCGGCGGCGGCGGCAATAGCGGCTGGCACTTTTGCTGCTTTTGGATTCGCGGCGGCGGCTACGGCGTTTGCTATCGGCGCAGGGCTGTCAGTTATCTCTAGGGCGCTAATGCCTAAGCCAGATTTTGGCGCAATGATGAAAGGCGTTACTGGCACGGTTAGAGAGCCGACAGCATCAAGAAAAGTTATATATGGGAAAGTGCGCGTTGGCGGCTCAGTAGTTTTTATTTCTAACTCAAATGAAAACAAAGACCTTTATCTAGTTATTTGCTTCGCGTGTCACGAAATAGAAGGCTACGAAGCTGTATATTTTAATGACAAAAAAGTATACGAAAACGGTAGCTTTGTAAGTGATTGGGGGAGCTATGCAGATTTTGCGTTTTATGACGGAACGCAAACAGCCGCTGATACTGTGCTATCTAATGCAAGTGTATTTTGGGGCAACACGCATATATTAAATGGCATTGCTTATATGCGCGTAAAGTTAACGTGGGATGAAGATCGAAAAAAGTTTCCGCAAGGCGTGCCAAACATTTCAGCAGTCATTAAAGGCAAGCCGTTATATGACCCGCGCAAAGACAGCACCGCTGGAGGTTCTGGTAGCCATAGAACAAATGACACTACAACATGGGAGTGGTCACAAAACCCTGCCTTAGCGTTATATGACTATTTCACTAATGGCTTTTATGGGCTGGGCGAACAATATACAAAAATGGATTACACCGCGTGGGCGGGAGCCGCAAACGTCTGCGATGAAAGTATCGCATTAGACGCTGGTGGAACACATGCCCGCTATCACTGCGATGGCGTAATTGATACTGCTAATGCTATTAAGGGGAATATAGAAGCTCTTACTGCATGTATGGGCGGCAGGATCGGTTATGTTGATGGCAAGTATTTCGCTCAAGCGGCTAAGTATTACGCGCCAACAATAACCGTAGACGAATCGCACATGGTTGGTGCAATTAGCATTCAGACTAAGCAAAGTCGGCGCAGTATGTATAACGCTGTCAAAGGTACGTTTTTGTCTGAAGAAAAAAACTACACGCTAGTAGACTACCCTGCAAAGATCTCATCTGCATACGCGGCGGCTGACGGCGACCCTATTTATTTAGATATGCCGTTGCCGTTTGTTACTAATAACATACGCGCTCAAAGATTAGCAAAGATTGCACTTTTAAAGTCTCGCCAACAGGTTCTTATTAATGTTCCGTTAAATCTTGCTGGCCTAAAGTTTAAGGCTGGCGACTTCATAGGCATTACAAATAGCCGAATGGGTTATTCCAATAAGCCGTTTGAGGTAATAGGCTATGACTTAAAAATAGGCGGCGATGGCGCAATCATCGTTAATGTTCAAGCAATAGAAACCGACACAACTGTCTATGATTGGACGGCAAGCTCAGATGAAGATGCGTTTAATTTGCCTAGTGACCCGACAGTTAACGACGGCACAACAGTAGCTCCACCGACGAATCTGGTTTTAACAGAAGCCACGCAGTTAGCAAAAGACGGTGGCGTTATCCCCGCGCTCAAGATTAGCTGGACTGCCTCGGTAGACGGCTTCATCGAGTTTTATGAAGTAGAAGTTATTGAGTTGTCATCTGGTGTAGAGCAACCTGACACCACTATCTTTAACACAACCACGCTTACTCAAATATTCATTATTGGATTACGAACGCCTAATGTTGAATACCGCATTAAAGTGCGGGCTGTAAATACCATCGGCGTTAAATCTACCGACCTTACAAATACTACTGCCTTGTCAATACAGGGCGATACTACTGCGCCATCAGCGCCAACCAGCCTCACCGCAAGCGGCACTTATAAAGCCATTATGGTGACATGGACAAACCCAGCAGATGGGGATTTGAAGGAAATTGAGATATATAGGTCAGATACATCGGGGGGTGTTTATAGCAAGATTGCCGTAGTTACTGGCGAGTCATTTACAGACCAAGTGCTAACCTTTGGCGCTACTAAATTCTACAAAGCCAAGGCAGTAGATTATTCTGGAAACGCATCTGCATTTAGCAATGCGGATAGCGGAACAACTACATTTGTAGACACTGGAGAATTTACTAGCGGAGTTGAGGCGCTATTTGCAAACGCAAATGTTAAGCAAGTAGATGTAGTTTCTAGCTTGCCTTTGGTTGGCGATTATACAGGGCAAGTTGTTTTTCTTACGACTGATAATCAGCTATATCGCTGGACAGGATCGGCTTGGACTACCGCTGTGCCTGCGGTAAATGTTACGGGACAGCTAACAGACTCACAGCTTGCGGCTATAAGCGCGGCAAAGTTAACAGGCCAAATCACAACCACGCAAATATCAGATGATGCTATATCAACACCGAAGATTGCCGCTGGCGCTGTATCTGCCAATGAAATTGCCGCTGGCTCTATTGTTTCAGAAAAAATAGCCGCAGACGCAATCACCGCCGCAAAGATTGAGGCTGGCGCGGTAACCGCAACAGAGATAGCGGGCAACACAATCACCGGAAATAAGATCGTTGCAAACACGATTACAGGCGGGTTGCTTGCTACAGCAGGGATTATTACTACTGCCGCGCAAATTACAGATGCAGTTATTACTACGGCAAAGATTGGCGATTTACAGGTAGAGACTGCAAAAGTAGCCGATAACGCAATTACCGTACCAGATGGGCAAACATTTTCTGCAACAGGAACTACAATCGGAACATCATGGGCAGATGCTCATGTAATAACTGTTGATTTTGGCGCTGGCTGGAATGATGTTGGGTCGGTGCTTGTTTTTGGCTCTGTATCCATAGACGGCGTTATAGGAACAGTTACCACGCCTGCAAGCGTATTTGCGAGAGTATCAAAGTCAGGAGGCGCTAGCCCGCGAGGACAGCAAGAGTTCCGATTAGACAGGCCGGGCAGAGGGGTAGCTTTTACCTGCATTGGCGAATTGCCAGCCCCCAGCGCTCAGACGCAAAGCTACGCCGTGCAGGTTTTAGCGAACGCAACAACCACAGGCGGCGGATATTGGAAAGTGGACAACGGAACAATGGTCGTTATGGGTAGCAAGAAATGAGATTTGTAGCCGTAATTTATGATGGTGAAGGCAAGATATTAAGCCAGCAAAGCAACGCAACCGAATTGGCGCTACAGGGCAAAAATTACGTCAGGCACTCTATCGATGGAAGCCTCGACGATTATTATGTAGCAAGTGGCGAGGTAAGAGAGAAGGGCGCGCAACCATCAGAAGGGCATGTGTTCAATTACGCAACTGGCGCATGGGACTTGGATATTGCGCTTGCACGGAGCGCGAAATGGGTAGTTATCAAGGCTAATAGGCAAGCTCAAGAACACGGAGAATTTCACTGGAACGGGCACAGCTTTCAGTGCGATGAGATATCGCAGATGCGTATACAAGCCGCTGTTCAGGCGGCAATTATTGATGATGCAATAAGCATGGTCTGGACACTAGCAGATAACACTACGCAAACGTTTAATGCCACAGAGTTTAGGCAGATTGGAAAAGCATTATCAGATCACGTTAAAGAGTGCCATGACCGTGGTAGAATGTTAAGGGCGCAAATCGACGCCGCAACTACTCAAGAGGAACTGGAGGCTATTGTCTGGTGACTACAATTTATCTAGTACAAGGTGATACAGGGCCGCAGATCAAGCTAACAATTACCCGCGAAGATACTGGTTATCCGGTAGACGTTAGCGGTGGCTCCGCGTTATTGAAAGTGCGAAAGCGCGGCGAATCTACTTTAGAATTTACGCTGACTGCACAAAATGCAGGTGATGATTTAGAAAATGGCGTTTTAATTTTTTCGTTGAGTGGCGGCCAGCTAGCGACTATTACCGCTGGTAACTATGATGGCGAAGTAGAAATAACATTAAGTGACTCAACTGTAGAAACCGTGTATGAGAAACTGGACATAGTTATCCGTGAGGATTTCTAGTGCCACAAATAAAGGCAACAGTTACCAGCCTTAGAGCAAAGCTAAAGCGCGGCAATCCTCACGAATACTGCGATCCTGCTTACTTTGCCGCAGATTATATTGAAGGCGCTAGGAGCTTTCGGCCTGTAGCGGTTGTTCAGTCGTTACGAGCAATAGTCAATGCGATACAAGTTGGTTATTTTGTTATTGCTCGCCAGTTTGGCGATGCTGTCGGGCTTACAGATTCAGATAGCAAGGCAGTAGGGAAGGCGCTTACAGACGCATCATCTGTTGCTGACAGTGCAGTCAAGTCTATTGGCAAGCCAGCATCAGACGGCAGTGTAATTACAGACGATCAAACTACACAATTCGGCAAGAATCCTAGCGATTCTGCGGCACTGACAGACGCGGTAAGCAAGGCATTTAGCAGAGCATTTTCAGACAATCTACCTATTACAGACGCGCATTCGGTAGCGTTTTCCGGAGGTTTTAGCGATGCTCTAGGCTCTACCGATGTTCACGTTGTAAGCCTTAGCAAGAATCTATCAGATAGCGCCGCGCTTACAGACAGCAATGTAATCGACTTTAGTAAGTATCTACAAAACAGCGCAGGGCTTACCGACACGCAGAATTACGCGATTGGTAAAACCCTATCTGATACAATTAACGCTACAGATGACTCCAATGGGGCCGCTGTAGGTGATGACCAGACCGCCGATTTTTTCAAGAACACAAGCGATGGGATCGGTGTTGCTGAGAACCAAACCGCACAATTTACCAAGGTGGCCTCAGATGGCGGCTCTGTAGCTGATTCTGGAACCATCGTAAACCAAGACTACTGCGATATTAGTTACTTTTTAGAGGATTATGTCGGAGTAGCCAGAAACTTCTGAGGTGGATTATGGAAGATAGTTTGAAGTTGAAAGGTGACGTGTTCATCACTGTCAAAGACAAGGATGGCAACGTCAAAGAGGAGCGGCACGAAGAAAACCTTGTGGTATCAGCAGGGCTTAATTTTATTTGTGACCGCATGGAAGGCACCAGCGAGGCCGTAATGTCGCACATGGCATTGGGCTCTGGCACAACTGCGGCGGCGGCTGGCGATACCGATCTAGGGTCTATTCTAGGCTCCAGAGAGGCGCTGGACAGCACAACCGTATCGACCAATACGATTACCTATGTCTCATCGTTTGAGGCTGGTGACGCGACTGGGGCGGTTACAGAGGCAGGTATCTTTAATGCTTCTTCTGCTGGCACGATGTTGTGTCGTGTTGTCTTTGCCGCGATCAACAAGGCGGCTGATGACACAATGTCAGTCACTTGGGTGATTACTTTAACTGCATCTTAATTTAGTAGGGGCTAATTCTCATGGCTGATATTACAACACGCGAAACTTCTGGCGGTGGCGCAACGGTCAAAGGTTCGCCCCTAACTAATGCAGAGGTAGACACTAACTTTATCAATCTGCAAACAGATAAGATTGAATTAACCGATATTTCTGTTGCCGCAGAGCCTGATCCGAGTGGTGACGGCTCCCTAGCATATAACAGCACAACAGGTGTATTTACTTATACTCCACCGGCAGATATTGGCGGTGCTGTTACTTTTGCGGCACAGGCTGGCGAAGCATTATCTAAAGGTGATGTGGTTTATGTTTCTGGTGTATCAGGTAATACGCCTGTTGTATCAAAGGCTGATGCTGATGATGCGAACAAGATGCCTGCCTATGGCTTGGCAGAGGATGCCGCAAACCTAAACGCGGCGGTAAATGTTGTTACTTTCGGAACCCTGTATAACCTAAATACGTCTGGCTTTAGTGCTGGCGACAATGTTTATGTCTCTACCACAGCAGGAGCATTAACCAACTCTGCCCCTACTGGCGAATCTTCACTCATTCAGAATATCGGAATGGTTGTCCGATCCCATGCGTCTGCCGGTTCTATCAAGGTCGGTGGCGCGGGTAGAACAAACGCCACACCTAATCTTAATGATGGAAACGTGTTTATTGGTAACGCGAGCAATCAAGCGGTAGCGCGTGCGCTTACTGGCGATGATATCTCAGGCGGGACTATTACTAGCTTTGCGTCTACAGGCATCGACGATAACGCCACAAGCACTGCGATTACGATTGATTCTAGTGAGAATGTTGGTATTGGCACTACGAGTCCCTCAAGACTTCTGACTCTAAGCGATTCAGGAGACGCTATATTTTCTTTAGTCTCTACCACTGACAATACCTGCCAAGTTCTCTTTGGAGACAGCGTCAGCGACTCAGTAGGGCGTGTTAGTTATGATAATTCAGACAATAGCATGGCGCTTTTTACGAGTCAGACAGAGCGTATGCGTATAGATAGCTCTGGTAACGTAGGTATTGGTACTTCAAGTCCATCAATACTTCTTGGAACTGGTTTGCACATTGACTCTAGTGGCTACACTTCAATTGTTTTGCAAAAAGGCGGTGCGGGGCAGGGCCACAACATAGACTTTACTGACGCAAGCAATGCTCTTCAGTACAGAATCGGTACAAACTTTGCCAGTGGTGGTGAAAACCTGTTGTTTGCTTATGGCTCAACACCGACTATTGGCATGACGCTTAATAGCTCCGGTAACGTAGGTATTCGTACTGCAAGTCCGAGTTATGCACTGGATGTTGTAGGAGCCATTAGAGCAACAAACTCTAGCGGTTCAACCATTATTGTTAATCGTACTTCAAATCCGGGTTCAATTGAGTTGCAACACAGCGGAACCCAAACAGCGAATTTTCAGGCAATATCTGGCGGTGGGGTTGCCACCTATATAGGCTCTTCTCCATCAGAAGCCATGCGTATTACTAGCGCCGGCAATGTTGGGATTGGTACTACGAGTCCTGCGGTAAAAACTCAAATAGTAGGGTCGGGCGCTATTTTCCGTATTAGCGATGACGTAAGCACAAGCGGAACCATTGAGCTAAGCGCGTCATCCTCTGAGGCGGTAATCCACGCAAACACATATGCCTCAGCGGTTCCTTTGGTATTTAAAAACGCCGGCACAGAACGTATGCGTATTGATAGCTCTGGTAACTTGCTGGTTGGTACAACTTCTCCCGTGGGCGGGTCTTCTGTTGCTGGAGTTACTATAACTGAAGTAAGCAATATTGGTCAGATTAGTATTGGTAAAACATACTCTGGCAGTACAGCGGCGGTTAAATTTTATTTTGGCACTACTCAGGTCGGGAGGATTGACTATAGCGACACTGCAACTACTTACGTTACGACCTCAGACCAGCGCCTCAAAGAAAACATCGTAGACGCACCAGCAGGTAACATTGACGCTATCCGTGTACGTTCGTTTGATTGGAAGGCCGACGGGACACATCAACCTTACGGCATGATTGCACAAGAACTTGTTGAGGTTGCGCCAGAAGCAGTATCACAGGGTGAGACTGAAGAAGATCACTGGGGCGTTGATTACAGCAAGCTAGTCCCAATGATGATTAAAGAAATTCAAGACTTAAAAGCCGAAGTAGCGGCACTTAAAGGAGAATAAACTATGTTTAACTGGACTGTATCCGCAATGGATTACAACGTATCACAAGACGGTCACACCAACGTAGTGACTACCGTACACTGGCGCTGTTCAAAGGAAGACGGAGACAACTCTGGCTCATCCTACGGCACAGCAGGGCTTGAGGCTCCCAGTGGCTCGTTTGTCGAGTGGGCTGATGTTACTGAGGAAATGGCTGTTGGCTGGGCTAAGGCCGCAATGGGTGACGAGCAGGTTGCCGCTGTTGAAGCCGCTATCGACGCACAGATTGCTGAGCAAGCTAATCCTACCCACGGAACGGGAGTTTCATGGTGATAAACCTAGAGTTGAGTGTCGAAGAAGTAAACGCAATCCTTGGCGTGTTGGGCGATCTGCCTACTAAGACAGGCGCATGGCCCTTAATCGTCAGGATTAAAGAGCAGGCGGAGTCGCAGGTAGAGCCAGAAGAAAGCGATGACTAATGGACCCGCTGTCCCTTATTGCGATGGCCTCGACTACATTCAAGGGCATCCAGACATTAGTAGAGAGAGGGGCAGAGATTGAGGCTGTAGCTCAAAAGCTGGGTGCTTGGTATTCGTTTGCTTCAGATATTAGGCAGGCCGAGAAAGAAGCAGAAAACCCGCCGCTATTTAAAAAGCTATTTGAAGGCGAGACCGTAGAGCAACAGGCGCTTAATAGCGTCATAGCCAAAAAGAAGCTAGAAGAGCAGGAAAAGCAGATCAGGGAATTGATTATCTGGGCTTACGGCACAGAGACATATCAAGAAATGATAGCGCTCCGAAGGGAAATCAAGGCAAGGCGGGAAAAGGTAATTTACAAGCAGCGCAGGAAGCAAAGGTTAATTATGGATTCAACGCTTGTGATAATAGCGGCGTTAGTCTGCGGAGCAATAATTTTTGGCACTGTATCCTTAATACAGGGGGCAACATGAAAAACGTAATAGCAAGTCTGGTTACATTGTTTGCGCTAGGCGCAACAGCACAGACAGTAATACTTTTTGATGACGGGTTGCAGTACACGCTAGACCCTAACGAAAAAGTGTATGTCACAAATTACTCCAAGCTGTATCAGATGCACAACTTCAGCAAGGGTGATGTGAAGCTAACCAAAATTTTGCCAACTACCAAGCGCGACTATGTTCCTGTCGAAACTGGCGCACAAGGCGGTGTAGGTACTCCTGAGTGGTGTGAGACCTATATACCGTGGTCTGAGGGGCTTACCTTTGACATGATTACGTGGCAGAGGCAGTGCGATGTAACAAATGACGGCGTGTATGACATGTGCGATTACTACCAGCCAACCGGCATATTGTCATTTGAAGAGCTTGAGTGGCAAGACCGCTGTAATGACGGGAACCCTTGGGATGGATCGTGAGCAATTTAGATCGGAAATTCATAGA